AATAGCGATGGCTGTTTCATCTAAGCGTTTCTTTGAAGAACCTGCATTCTTTGCGACATCCTCAAAACCCGCCAAATCGATTGCAACGATATAGTCGCCTTGAGTTGGTGTAGAACCGTCTTTGACCCATTCTTGTTTAAAGATCTCTTGACCCGCATTATCAAACGAAGCCTCGTACTCCTGTTTGAAAGCAAAAGTAGACAAAGTTTTCTTTGCCTTATCCACCTCAGTCGGGTCGATTGTTTCGTTATCCTTGGTTGTGAAGTGCCACGATTTCCACTCTTCATCAGTTTCTTCAAACCCCAGCTTGTACATCTCATAGAACCAGTTACGCCCTGACGGGGTAGAGATGAACATAGCGTCACCCTTACAGTCAGACAAAGAAGCTCGGATAATCTTTTCCCAAGTATCTTCTTTCATAAACGCACACTCGTCGAGCACTGCATAATACAAACTCAAACCACGAAGCGTATCAGGATTATCTGCTCCCCTGATATGAATCTTTCTTCCGTTAATTAAAGTGATGTCCATATTATTAATATGAGCAGCTTTGATAACAGGTCTACCAAGCTCCAGTAGACTGTCCCAGATGATCTGACGAGACTGCCCTAGGGTAGGGGACACATACAACACTGCAGAGCCTTCAGGAGCCTCTAGAGCCTTTATAATGAGCATCATAGTAGCCAGCCTAGATTTACCACAACGACGACCTGCAGCGATTACTTTAAAGCGAGTAACATCGGTAAAGACTTGTTGTTGCCAATTCAATAACTTAAAATCAAGATTCATGTCGATTTTCTTCTAGTTCATCGACATATTCTGTATTCATGTCTATTACATCAGCATTTACTGTTGGTGCTGTTAACCCTGTGATGTTAATACTAATCTGTGGGGTTGTACCGTTACCAGCTTTAGGGTCAAATGCCGACATAGGTAAAACCCTATCGACACACATCTTAAGAGCTGCAATCTGATCCTTATCATTAGGATCTAAAGCTTTCTCTATTAATGTCCTGATTATCTTATCACCAGCAGTACCTAGCAATCTAGCTTTAAATTCAGCAATCCTTGCAGCATCTCCTGCAGGTCTACCGACAGCTCCACGACTACCTTTTTTCTTTGCGGTGATTTGAGACTTCTTAGGTCTGCCCTTCTGACCTTTAACTGGCTGGGCTGGATCTAAGACAGGAACAGCAATAGACAATTCTTTTAATTCTTTTTTATTTTCCAACCGTCTTTATCCTTTTGTTAGGAGACATCCTACTATATAGGAGGGTTTTGATATAGAGTATTTCTATATGGTAAAGAACTACAACTCTTAAGAGTTAATCTATGTATTAAATAACTAAAGTAATTAACAACTTAGCCGATAACACCTACTGAGTTACATCCCTAACGTAACGTCACAGTTCTATATAGGGAACTATATCATACTTTTGTTGAAAAGTCAAGTACTTTGTTACGAATTGTACTACATAGTCCACCTACGGTGTGCGGGGTTGCATAGTCTTAATTAAGTCTCCGCAGTCCCTCCTTCAGAGGTGAACAGATTAGCCTTTAGTGCCTAATTCTTAAGCACATCATTCTCTATTGTTATCAAGGACTTACGTTAACGTCTTAAAGGTCTATTTTCTTTATTTTGTATACGTTAGAGGCTACATCAACGTTCACGATCATGCTGACCCCTCCCCCCGTTGTTTTAATACAACACTTTAGAGATCAAATTCAAGAGAACTATAGCGGAACATGACAAGCTCTGCTGTTTCACTATGTGGAATGTGTGTGGCTGAGTTGCACCTATATAGGGGAACTTAATAGGGGGTTATATAATACATAATCATAATGATAAGGGGAGGACATAATCAATACATAATCAGACTCTCTCGCATTAACTTAATCAATACATAATAGGACACTCACTGTATTATCTTAATCACTACATAATCACAATAGAGTTGAGATAATCAATATCTTAATAATAAAAGTATCTTGATAATATAATATTAACTACTCAATATATTATATTAACTTGAACAATTTATTATATTGGCATTAACTTAATCAGGACATAATAGGATTATCTGATTATCTTTCCAGCTCTAGGAACTTGATTGACACTCTCCCAGAGGGAGGACTCTGGCACAAAACTGGCAAACCCTCCAAAACCGATTAAAACGAGCTGTGAGCTGTTTTTACTGTTTATGGGACTGGGACACTCTCTCGCTCTGAACTCTAGTAATCCATATTCTATAAGGCTCTCAGGGTCGCTCTAGTCTGGCACTTAGTCGCTGGCTCTGGAGCTGTTGTTTTTGTGGCTCAGAACATGAGCTAACCCTCAAAATGTGATACCCTCAAGATCCCTACGGGGAATTTAAAAATGCTGTTTCCTAAAAATGGAGGTATTAAAAATGTTGGACTTTCTAAAAATGGTTTTGGGTAGTGAAGATGTGACATGGGCTGAGGTCTTGCTGGGCGTGGCTCTGGCACTGGCTTTCTGGGCTGGACTTGTAATCATTCTTTCAATCTAAACGGGGGTTTTATGACTACTCAACTTATCCAAGCATTCCAAGCATTAAATCGTATGTCTGGACTTATGACTCACGATGTGCGGAGGTCTCGCATGAGTGATCTCATTAAGTCTTTTATCAACTCCAGCAACTCAAAAAAGGGTTACACAATCGTCCACGCTCGGCACTGGCTGGAGACACGGAGAGAGGCTCAGGAAGTCGGACACTCTCTCGCTGAGATGATTAACTCTCAGGACTTTGACTCTGCCAGAGACTTGCTAAACGAGAACGAGACTATTCGCAATCGCTGGGGTCGCAACGGAGGGTTAGACATGGAGGACTGGTTTAACGAGAAATTCCTAGAGTCTCCAGAGGTCTTCACTTGTCACGAGTGCAACTGGCTGGAATGGGAAGATGACGGACACTGGGCTCATGATGGCGATCACCATATTTGCGACAGTTGCACGAACGAGAACTACACCTACAGCGACCACCAAGACACCTACATAACGAACGAGGAATGGGAGGACGAGCAAGAGCGACTCGCTGAAGAGGACGAGGAAGAGCAAGAACGGGACTCCGTGATCGGTGACTATCACTCCAGTAAGCGAGTTCTCTCCAGAATTCCGAGTTCTTTCGACACTCGCAAAACTCCAGTGTTGATGGGGTTAGAACTGGAGATGGAAGTTCGCTCTGGGGATCGTGAGGAACACGCCAAGGACTTAATCAACGCTCTGGTACTGGCTCCCAGTGGTGATCGCTATTGTGCGATTGAAGAGGACGGATCGCTCCATAACGGGTTTGAGCTGGTCACTGGCTGGACTGGTCTCGATGTCCACGCAAAACAGCTCCAGCACTTCAAAAACCCCGTTCGTGGGCTGAAGTCGCATGACACCCAGACTTGTGGACTCCATGTCCATATTTGCAAAACTGGAATGTCTCTCTTTCACGCTGTAAAAATGGTTTTGTTTATTAACGATTCAGGCAACCAAAGGTTAGTAAGGTCTCTGGCTCGGAGAGACTCGTCCAGATACTCACAAGTGAAAAATAAAAAAGCTGGTTACGAATGGCTGAAGGACGCCAAGAACGGAAACAATCTCCAGCACTTAAACGCTGATCGTTACGAGGCTCTGAACTTTCAAAACGCTCGGACTGTAGAGTTCAGAATGTTTAAGGGAACGCTCCGATACGAGACGATGATGGCTTGCTTGGAGTTCACTTATGCGACATGGTTTTTTTGTCGTGACACTGGCACTAATCAACTCACAACTGAGAATTTTTTGGAGTTTATTTGCAAGGCTGAGAACTTAAGCGACACCAAGTTTTTACGCCAATATCTCACGGAGAAAAACTGGACTCTGGCTGATCTCGGAAAGATAAAAAACAACCCCAGATTTGACTCGGTAAAACAATCCCCAGAACTCGCAACTTGCGAACAATAATTTTTTAAAGGAAACCAAAATCATGTGTTTATTAGTCACGCAATTAAGCAACTCTCCAGCTCTCCCAGAGGTCTGGCTTAAGAACTTTCACGCTAGTAATTCCGATGGCGTGGGCGTTATGTATGTCGAGGGTCAGTCTCTCGTTATTGAAAAATGTCTCCCAAAGTCGGCTGAAGATTTTGTGAACTTTTACTACTCTCATATTGCGGGGAAAGATTGTGCTTTCCATCTCCGCATGAGAACTCACGGAGCGACTGATCTTGAGAACTGTCACCCTTATGAAGTGCTGAACGCTAAGCAACACGGGCTGGATCTCTGGCTCATGCACAACGGCATTCTCCATACCGACAATGCCAAGGACACAACCAAGAGCGACACTTGGCACTACATAAGGGACTACCTCCGTCCTATGCTGGCTCACAATCCAGAGTTCTTTATCACTCCAGAATTTTCGGAGCTGATCGGCTCTCATATTGGCTCATCAAATAAGTTTGTTTTGATGGACAACCAAAACAGGCTCGTGACGATTAACGAGTCGGCTGGAGTGTACTGGGGAGGTCTCTGGCTCTCCAACACTTACGCATGGACGGCAAGCCCTACAGCAACCAAGAAATATGACTCCAGCCCAGAGCTGGCACTGGAACAAGTAAACGAGTCTCCAGTCGTCAAAACTTATCCAGTGACGGGATACGGAACAATTCCAAGATGGCAGAACAACTATTCCTATGATTACGAAAATCACTGGGAAAATCAGAGTTTTGGAATATCTCCCAGAGACACGGAGGACGATATTTATTCTGGTCTAGATGATTTGATGGAGGCTGGCTTACACAAGGCTGGCTCTCTCTCGATATATCAGGCTCGGTCTTTCGTCAGTACTTTCGGTATGGACTCTTTCCTCGATATTGTGGCGATGGCGATTGACACTGAGATCGATGAGGACTGGTTTATCAGAATTCTCTCGGACTTCAGGCTCGCACGAGAGACACTCCCATTTTTGATTGACGAGGAAAAAGCAATCGAAAAAGAAAGGGCGATGGCGTACTCATGATTGATCGAGACCCGTCCACGCTCTTGGAGCGATGGATTACAAAATTGAAAGAACTTTATATTTTCTGGTTTTACTAATCTCCCAGAACTTGAAAGCCCTCCAGAACAACGGAGGGTTTTTTTATTGCCTGAATGTCTGGGGACTCTCCCAGAGGCTCAGGGCTGGCTCTGGTACTGGAGCTGGCTCTGGCACTGGCTCGGTCTCCAGTGCTGGCTCTGGCTCTGCTATTGGCTCTGGAGCTGGTTTGCTGATATCAGGACACGCTCCAGCAACCCTCCAGAAGGGAAAAACGGCTCAAAAGCCCTAAAAATGCCCTTAAAATCGATTGTCATTTTAAAACAACAATTTTTTGAAATATTTTAAAATATAACCCCTATACTGTTGTAAAAAAACAACACTTATAAAGACCCTATATGGCTATGTGTGAATGTGTGCTATAAAGTTACTATGTGGCTATGTAGCTATGTGGAAATGTGTAGTATATTACACAAAATCCTACTATGTGGCTATGTGACTATGTAAGGGTATGTCCCTATGTACAAATGTTTAAAAAGGACTAAATTGGAGTTGTAGTATCTATTTATATCAATCAAGGAGCATCAAATGAAATTTACTATTACTGTTGCAAGAACTGTATACTTCTACGAAGAGTTTGAAATTGAAGCTGACAATCGTGAAGATGCAAAGAGAGGTGCTTTAGCTGAAATGTCATACTTAACTAATGACAAACTAAGCATTGCTGGGCAAGAAGAATTTGTTAACGAAGTAGACTGTGAAGAAGAGGAAGAATAAAATGTTAGAACTTGAAAACAACCAAGAAATAATGATGAGTGTAGACACACTAGACAATCAATCAGCAGTTATCAACTTTGACATCTATGATTCTGATGAAGATCAAGTTGTTAAAGGTGGTGGTTATGTAATGACACGCCAAGATGACGAAGATCAATGTTTCTATGTATCTGTGTGTGACGCTGATGGTAATATATTGTCTGAAACAGTAGTACCTTTTAACTTTAAGGAGTTTTAAAATGAAATGCACTATTTGTAATAACACACTGAACGACTACGAGGCAACTCGTAAGCACCTTATCACTTTTGAGTATCTTGATATTTGCCAAGAGTGCTATGTAGCTGCGGAATTAGACATCATTCACTCTGATCGTAAGGATTTGTTGCATGAATCCGACACTGGTGGCTATGCTGACCAAGACGATCTTGCTGATTATGTAAACAACGGCTGTGATGACTTTGATGACATCTATACAGATCGTTAGAGATGTCAAAGTCTATGTTGTTACTATGTTGTAATATTTATTATTAAATACATTGTATATACATCGTATATCTAAATAGATTGAGGGTATCATGGAATTGTCTATTTGTCAATGTATTAGTGTTGTAAAAATACAACATACATCTATGTCATTATGTGGTATTGTGTAGTCTTAACTTATGGAGAAAAATTATGCCAGATGAATATTTAGAAGCAAACTATCATTTCACTTTGTCAGCTATGATGGACTTAATAGAGAAATATGGATACAAGAAGATCCTAGAAGACCTTGATGTTATGGTCGCTGACAGAATAGAGGAGGCATTGCTATGCGAGACTGTCTAACTATATTATGCGTAGGCGTTCTTGTCTTGGGGTTTATTGCTAGTGTTTGGTACTATACCTATCCGCACTCAGTCGTCTATGCTTGCTCGGATAAAGAAAACAATCCTGCTGATGTACGCAAGCTGTGTGAAAGGTTAACAAGAGGACAATGGTGGAGTCAATGAGCGATAGCAGAGCACTTAGGCGTATGGCTTGCCCTAGCTGTGGCTCAAGCGACGGCAACACGCTATACGACGATGGACACGCCTATTGCTATGTGTGTGAAACTTACACTCATGCCAGTGGGGTTACTGAAATTAAAACTGTAAAGAAAACAATGAATAAGGATTTAAACTTTTATGACTCATCTTCTACTATGGCTATCTCTGATCGTCATATATCTTCTGCTGTCTGCACAAAGTATGGTGTAAGGCTTGACGACAAACACGAGAATCACTTCTATCCTTACTTTGACATTGATAATGTCTTAACTGCTGTTAAAACACGCAATGTAGATCACAAGCAGTTTAGTATTGCTGGTGATTTCTCTAGAGCTACTTTGTTTGGGCAGAGTCTATTCCCTCGTGGGGGTCGCTATTTGACCATCTGTGAGGGCGAATTAGACGCTCTATCAGCCTTTCAGATGATGGGTGCTAAGTACCCAGTGGTGTCGGTACGCAACGGTGCGGCAGCAGCTTTAAAGGATTGTAAGGCACAGTTTGAATACATTGATTCCTTCGAGAACATTGTGATTGCTTTTGACTCTGATGAGGCTGGACAAAAAGCAGCAGTTGGAATAGCTGAGTTGTTCGGTGCTAAAGCAAAGCTAATGAAGATGCGTACCACGCTAAAGGATGCCTCTGATTATCTTCAGATCAATGCCAGCAAGGAGTTTGTTGAAGACTGGTGGAGAGCTGAGAACTACGTGCCTGATGGCATCATCGAAGGATCTACCCTATGGGATATTGTCTCTAGTCCGATGGAGAAAGCTGAAGTTAGCTATCCCTATCATGGACTGAACAAGCTAACCTACGGAATCCGTAAAGGTGAGTTGGTGATGGTCACTGCTGGCTCTGGTCTTGGTAAGTCTCAGTTCTTGCGTGAGATTGTGTGGCATATACTTAATAACACTACTGACAATATTGGTATGTTGTTCTTGGAGGAAGGTGTACGCAAAACTGCTCGTAGCCTTATGTCTCTGGCTGTGGATAAGCCTATTCATTTACCTGATGTAGAAGTTTCTGATGCGGAGTTAAAAAATGCTTTTGATGTCACTCTTGGTACTAATCGGTTGTATCTGTTTGACCATTTCGGTAGTACTTCTCTTGATAATATTGTCAATAGAGTTCGATATATGGCTAAAGGGCTCAACTGTGGCTTTATTGTTCTTGACCATATATCTATTATCGTTAGTGGGGGCGATGTGGGCGATGAACGCAAGGCTCTTGATGCTATCATGACACGCTTGCGGATGTTAGTACAGGAGACAGGCATCAGTTTGATCTGTGTCAGTCACCTAAAGCGTCCTAGTGATCGTGGACACGAAGAAGGAGCTGCAACCTCGTTATCCCAGCTTAGGGGTTCTGGAGCTATTGCACAACTATCCGATATTGTGATAGGATTAGAACGTAACGGACAGGCGGTGGACATGGTTGAACGCAATACCACCCATGTGCGTGTGTTAAAGAATAGATTTAGTGGTTATACTGGCGGTGCAAGTGATTTATTATACAATCCTAGCACTGGTCGAATGATGGAAATTAAGGATACATTATGAACGAAGATTTAGTTAAAAAAGCAAGAGATTATGCAGCCAGAGACGAGTATGTTGTCACTCGTAGATACATCAGCTCCCTGTGTGATGAGATTGACCGCTTGATCCAGCTTAACAAGAATGTGTTTAGTCGGATTCAGGACAATAAAGAGATGTGGGAGAACTCTGAGCGTTACCTCTGGCTACGCAATAGTGCATGGGATGTAGGACTTGAAAAAGTTGCACCGATTGTTGTAAACTGTGATAATGTAATGGAGAAGTTTGAATGGGTTGAAGGCAGTAGACTTGATAAACTTATTGACGAATGGAGAAACAAGAAATGAAAGAACCTAGAGGATTGACAGCAACTTTTGTCGTTACCAAGACTTACTATGTAACAGTGGACGGTTACAGTGAAGACGATGTTTGGTGTCGGGCAGAAGAATTATCCAATACCGATATTAGTGAAGACGACTTTGTTGACATGGAGATAAACATTAAGGATGGATTTGAATATGACTCTCTCTAATTTAAAATGGTACGGAACACTGATATGCTTAGGTGGGATAGCGTTGACTAGTTTTAATATCTATCCCCTAAACATTGTCTTTGGTTTAGTTGGTAGCGGTCTATGGACTACTGCTGGCTACATACAAGACGATGCACCTCTGGTAGTTGTTGAGGCTGTAGCTGCAGGATTGTATGCAGTTGGCTTATTAACGTATGTGTTTATACAGGTGTCTAAATGGTTATGAACAAAGATGAATCTTTTGATAGAACTGGAAGTCATATGGCTGGTGAGTATGTTTCTTGGACTACGTGTTTAGCTTGTGGCAAAAGAGTTACAGGTGATTCTATTCATACTTGTTCACCACAGTTAAAAGAACTAACAGATGAGGAAATAGATAACGTAGGCGATGCAGTATCAAATCTTATTGACACGTATGCTGGTCGACGAGAATTTGCAAGAGCAATATTAAGAAAGGCACAACAGAAATGATTAAACTTATAGGTTTTATAACTTACAACATTGGTGGTGGATATTGCTGGATTCGTATTGGTAACTTATTTATAGAATGGAAACTACAACAATGAGTTTTACAATCATGCAGCATGATGGCATGAAAGTGATTCAGTGGTTTTCAACTGTGGATGAACTGCTGAAGTCTATGTTAAATAACCCTAAAGATAGGTATTGGAGGAACAAATGAAGTTAGAAGAATTGATTGACGCATTAGAACAACGCTATGGGAATCCGTATGCAGCTAAAGAAAACGCATTGATTCGAGAAGCGATTAAACAACTTTGTATTATGTTACAGAAAACTAAAGGAGAACAAGATGAAAACTGCAATGGCAAGTAGTTTATTGTTTGTCGCTACATTGTGTAGTGCTCAGGTGACATCGTTTGAGGATAGTGTTTATAATTTTAAGAACAGTCCTTACAACTTTGAGAACTCACAGTATAACTTTAAAAATAGTCCGTATAACTTTGACAACAATCCAGCAAATCCGTATGCACCTAATGCAATATTTGATGCACAGGGAAACCGTGTTGGATATAAAACTCAATCAAATCAAGGCACTACGAACTATTACGATAACTCAGGAAATCGCAGAGGGTATAGCAAAAGATGACTTTTTGTGATATGATGACATTATGCGAATACTTTTAGACATTGAAACAACACTAGCACACGATAAGATTTGGTGTGTAGTTACTAAAGACATTGATACTGGAGAAGTTAGAGTATGGAAAGAAGCAACCGACCTGCGGGAATTCATAAAGGACGCAACTTTGATAGTGGCTCACAATGGGATAGCGTTCGACTTTCATCTACTGATAAAGTTATGGAACTGTCAGATCTCATCGAAGAAAGTGAAAGATACATTAGTACTAAGCAGGTTGCTCAATCCAAGCAGAGAAGGCGGACACAGCCTAGCAGCGTGGGGCGAGACACTAGGGACTCAGAAGATTGAGTTCGATGACTTTGATTTAAAAACTCACACCTTAGATGAGTTGATTGTGTATTGCAAGCAAGACGTAGAAGTGTTATACAAAGTTTACAACTGTATAATGAATGAACTTAAACAACAGGAATTTTCTGAAACATCACAGGAGTTAGAACATGAAGTCCAAGCAATCATTTGCATTCAAGAAAGAAACGGTTTTAAGATCAATGAGTCTGCTAGTATGTTATTACTATCGGAACTTAAAACTAAGCTGGATATTATTATGGTTGAAATGCAGAGGATTTTTCCTCCCAGAGTCACATCTGGTCGCACCCACAAAACCACGGGTAAACCGCTCAACGACATCATCGAGCCGTTCAACTGTGGCAGTCGCAAGCAAATCGCAGAAAGACTCACCGAAAAAGGCTGGAAACCTAACAAGTTTACAGAAAAAGGGTCGGTCATCGTCGACGAAACCACGCTCGAAGGCATCGACATCCCAGAAGCGAAAGCCATAGCAGAGTACCTGATGCTACAGAAGCGTATAGCACAGGTAGAATCGTGGATAGAGGCGATTAAAGATGATGGTAGGGTACATGGTCGTGTTATCACAAACGGAGCTGTCACGGGGCGTATGACGCACATGAGCCCTAACATGGCACAAGTACCTAATAGTGGAGCTATTTATGGCTCTGAATGTAGAGCTTTATGGACTGTTGAGAAAGGTAATAAGTTAGTTGGTATCGATGCTTCAGGTTTAGAACTTCGTATGCTGGCTCACTATATGAACGATAATGAATATACAACTGAAGTGGTATCGGGCGACATACACACAGCGAACCAAAATGCTGCTGGGTTGCAAACGAGGAATGAAGCTAAAACGTTTATCTATGCCTTTCTCTATGGTGCAGGAAGTACCAAAATCGGGAAGATTGTTGGAGGCAGTGCGA